AAACGATTAGTAAAATTAAGATTGTTTCTGAAAGTATTTCTCAAGAAGTTGCATCAACTAAGTTAGTGTCCAAATATCCTAACGCAAAACTTGTTGGAAAAACAAACCACAAAAATTTAGTGTTTGAAATGAACAATAAACAATTTCGAGTTACTGTTAAAGGTCAGATACTATAATGATTTATTTGATATATGTTAATGAATTAGGACCTAATTATAAGGGTGATAACATATATGAATTTATATTTTCTGATAATTTAGAAAATATATGGGGGGAAAACTGGGAATCAAAACCGTCTAACGGTTACCCACTACCACCTGATTTAGAATTCATACGAAAAGTAGGGACTCTAAAAAATGACCAAGTTACATTATCAGTAATCCAAAATTCTGATAACTTCTCAATGTTGGATTCTATAGATGGTGTAATTGCTTTAGCTTGGGAGAATGAGAGTGACGAGGTTGATTTTGACCGTCAAAAAAGATTAGTGTTTAGATTCGGTGACGAAGAGACCACTGTCAAAGATAAATTATATGAACGTGATATCGTTTTAGAATTTGAAAAAAAGGTTGTCTATGAAAACTAACCAAAAACAATTAAGATTAATACAACACGGGTTGAAAGCGTCCACTGTCACTAGATTAAGTGAATCACAAGTGGATATTTTGTTTAACAGACTTAATGAGTCTAAAAAAGAAAATAAAGAACAAGTTACTAAAACTACTGAACCTGCTAAAGAAATTGTTACTATAGGGGCTCAAGGAGGCGATTTACCAAATAACCCAACAGGGAAGGGATATAAGTTTGAAAAGAAACCTGATGGTACTATGAAAGCGACTCCCATGGAGACTGAGATGACTGAAGACACTGATTCTGAAATGGAGTGGTTAATGAAAGGTGATACTCAGGACCCTATTCAAAAAGGACCTACGGGTGATGGTGACCCTGATTCATTACAAGAATATAAAAATCTTGCAGAGAAATTTGAATCTAAAAAACAACAAAAATATTTCTTTGCTAAGTGTGGTGATGGTAAAACAAAAGAACAGAAGAAATGGTGTAAAATGGCCGAAGAATTTGCCGACAAAACAAACTTTAAAAAATTACCTGAAAAGAAAAAAACAGAAGCGAAAGAAAGTGGTTTAAATAATTTAGTTAATAAAGTTTCTGCGGCATATGCGGGTGGTGTAAAAAATAAGTTGAATTCCATGTCTCCAAGCGTTACCTTTGGTGAAAATGAAATAGAAAAAAAAATTATGAAATTAGTTGAAAAACATATTACCCCAAAAATGACTAAAAGGGAATTCCTTAATTTAGTTAAAGAACAAGGCCCTAAAACGGCACCATCAATACCAGGGGTTAGACCTGATGTTGATACCCCAACAAGACCATCAAAACCTGGAACACCATACCTACCTAAACCAGGAGTTAAACCTGCACCTAAAGCTAAACAAAAGGTACCAAGTTGGTTGTCATTTAAATCATTAGGAATTAAATTAAAGTAAGAAAATGAGTCTAAATCCAAATACAGAAAAAAACCTAAAAGTTAAAAAATTTTTAGAAAAAAAATTAGTTAGTGAAGGGTTAACTAATAATGAACGTAGTCTTTTAAGTGAGTTAAAAAATAACTTAAAAGAAGCTCCTATTGATTATGAAGGGCCTGAAAGAATGGAACCTGGTATTGAAAGAAAAATTACGTCAAAAGAGACTCCTTACAATAACTTTCCTGCAATCCCTAAGATGGATAAGGATTATATTGAATTAATATCATCAAAAAGATTTAAAGATTCTGTAGATAAAGTTAGAAGAGCCATGGGTGACACCAGAGTAATCCAAGGGGGCAATCCATTAAATAATCTAATGATGACCGCGATGCAATCGTTACAAACAGTTGTATCAATTCAAATGGAAAACAAAGAAGTTTTAGAACAACTTGCAGTTGATTTAGTTATTAAAGAGATGGGTATTCCTGAAGGAGCAATGCAGTTTGACGCTAAATTAGTTATGAGACCTATGGGTGCGGCAGAAGGAATGAAAGAAGAACCTGAAATGCCTAGCGAAGAAGAAATCGAAGAGTTTATGGGTGACGCCGAAACATTTGATTTAGAAAGAGCTAAAAGAAGATTTATTAACTCACTTATTCAAGGTGCTGCGTTTAAAGGCGGTCACATGTTTAATTTAGTTTCAAGAGAACTTAATGATATTGACCCTAGATTAATGAATTTATACACCGTGTCACAATCTTTAATGGAACACGCATATTGGTTATTCCCTGATATGGAAGGAATGGCTGGTGGCGGTGGTGGTCAAATGGGACAATCAGAAGTTGACACCGAAACTGACCCACCAACAGTTAAAGCAAGAGCAATGACGTTCCCGCTTTTAATTCATGAATTAGTTAAAGGTATTTACGAAATATTTGGTACTCACGGTTTACCTGATGACCCAAAACAACAAGAAATGATTATGAGTGCTGAAGATACTTTACCGGCAGAAATTTGGGATTCTCGATTAGGTCCAATTTTTTGGGAAAAATTCTTACAAGCTTATCCAATCGAATTGTTTGATGAAGACATGAAACACATCCAACATTACTTATTTATGAGATTTTCTAAATTAAATGCTGAAGAATTTTTTAGAGTTGCTAAACTTATACTTTCAGGTGACCCACAAGGAACTCAATTTATTCAGAGGATGGTTAATGAAATTGTTACTGAATTGAAAGAATATGACGCGGAAGAAGCGTTGAGTGGCGGTGACGATGAAGATGACGATGAAGGATTTGATGATTTCTTAAATGGACTAGGATTATCGAGACCAAAATAATGAAACATGTTAAATTTATCCAAAGAACAGGTACTAATAGAGTACGTAAAATGTCATAAGGATGTAAAATACGCGTTAAGAACTTATCTACAAACCTACGACAATACAGTTTCTAAATACGTACCATTAGAATTATTTCCTGACCAAGCATCATTACTTGAAGATTACGAGAATTATAACGAAAACATCGCCCTAAAATATCGACAAGCGGGAGTATCTACAGTTACCGCAGCTTGGGCTTCGATGAAACTTTCTTTTGCTAAAAAAAATAAACCCGAAAAAGTTCTTATAATTGCTAATAAACTTGATACGTCATTAGAAATGGCGAACAAGATTAGAGCCTTTGTTGGTCAATGGCCAAGTTGGGTTGGGGTTGACTTTGCAGTTGAAAAAAACTCACAAAAACATTATAAATTAAATAACGGTAGTGAGGTTAAAGCCGTTGCAACATCTAAAGATGCCTTACGTGGATTTACTCCTACAATACTTGTATTTGATGAGGCGGCGTTTATCGAGGCCGACAGTGATTTTTGGGCGGCTTGTATGGCGTCCCTATCTACAGGAGGTAAAGTAATTGTAGTCTCAACGCCAAATGGTTATGACCGAATTTATTATGAAATATACGACCAAGCATTAAGAAACATGAATGACTTTAGGATTACTGAAATGTATTGGTTTCGTGACCCTCGTTATACAAAAGATTTATATTTAGTTAAAACCGAGGATATGATTCACTATCTTTTAAATAAAGAAGAGTATAGTGAAAAAGATATACTTAGTTGGTCACATATACCAGCGTCCGAAAGAGATTATAGTGAACTAAAAAAATTAATGGACCAAGGTTATAAACCTTGTTCTTCTTGGTTTGAGGCGATGGTTAAGAAATTAAAATATGATAAACGTAAAGTATCTCAGGAGTTGGAATGTAACTTCTTAGGTTCAGGTGATAACGTATTTGATTCTAAAATGTTACAAACTATTAGAGAAAATTCTATTACAGAACCCAAGAATAAAATGATGGGTAATGCTTTATGGATTTGGAAAGAACCTGTTGTTGGCCATAAATACATTATGGGGGTTGACGTATCTCGTGGAGATAGTGAAGATTTTAGCTCCTTTCAAATTATTGATTTTGATGAGAGAGAACAGGTTGCAGAATATGTTGGTAAATTACCACCAGATACTATGGCGGAAATTTGTTATAAATGGGCCAACATGTATTCATGTTTTATTGTAATTGATATTACTGGCGGTATGGGTGTTTCCACATCAAGAAAATTACAGGAAATGGGTTACAAAGACTTATATGTTGATGGTGTCGATACTGCTAATAAGTGGAAGTACGATGCCAAGGCACATGAAAAAATACCAGGGATTAACTTTAACAATAAAAGGGTTCAAATTATCTCGTCATTTGAAGAGGGGATGAGACATGGATTTAAAATTTATAGTTCAAGACTTTTTAATGAAATGAATACGTTCATCTACATTAATGGCCGTCCTGACCACCAAAAAGGACATCATGACGATTTAATTATGTCGGTGGCTATGGCAACTTACGTTGCCGAGTCTTCATTTAGTAATTTGACTAAGGTTGTTGAGCACACTAAAGCGATGATTGAGGCTTGGGCGGTTAATAATAATGACCAAACATCAAAAAAATTAGAATTTAATCCTGTTATACCGCACATGTCTGAAAGAATTAATCAGTATAACAGTCAGAACATGTCTAGAGAAGATTATCAAAAGTATGGTTGGTTATTTGGTGTTAGATAATATTTATTAATAAAACATCACATGGGATTAACTTCTAGAAAAAAATCGGGGAATAAGCTTAATGGCAGTAAATTAAACGTGCCTGGTCAGGGTATTAGTAATGTTAAACCTGGTGGTGATAATAAAATAAACCAACAAAAAGGTGACCCTAACAGAAAAAAAGGTAATCAAAATTAACTATTTAATTATAGATAATTAGAATTAAATTTATTACATGGAAAATAATCAAAATAATCAATTTACAGTTTGGCAGAGGTTATCCCAAGCTTTTGGGCCTAACGCCCTGTTAAATCAAGATTATCCAACATATAATTTAGACAAGACTGAATTATTAAAAACATCATCAAAACAGGAATACGAAAGAGAAAAACTACAAGCTCAACAAACGTTTTACTTAGCCAATCAATGGACAAAAATTGAGAGTAACTTATATACTCAAGCGGTTTATTATGAACCAACAAGATTAGCATCATTTTATGATTACGAATCTATGGAATATACTCCCGAAATTTCGGCGGCTTTAGATATCTACGGTGAAGAATCAACAACTGTTGACCAAAATGGATACATGTTACAAATTTATTCAGAATCTAAACGTATTAAATCAATCTTAATTGATTTATTTAATAATGTTTTAGACATCAATACTAATTTACCAATGTGGACAAGAAATACCGCAAAATACGGTGATAATTTTGTTTATTTAAAATTAGATGCCGAGAAAGGTATTGTTGGTTGTATGCAATTACCAAATATTGAGATTGAACGACTTGAAAGAGGTATGGCGGCAAAATCTGCAAACGTTGAGGAACCCGTAGAAAACAAAGGTTTAAGATTTAAGTGGAAGGCTAAAGACATGGAATTTAATTCATGGGAAATTGCTCACTTTAGATTATTAGGTGATGATAGAAAATTACCTTATGGTACTTCTATGTTAGAAAAAGCAAGACGTATTTGGAAACAATTATTATTGTCGGAAGACGCAATGTTAATCTATCGGACTTCAAGAGCACCTGAAAGACGTGTATTTAAAGTTTTTGTTGGTAACATGGACGATAAAGATGTTGAGGCATATGTACAACGTGTTGCAAACAAATTTAAACGTAGTCAGGTGGTTGATAGTCAATCAGGTAATGTTGATATGAGATTTAACCAAATGGCGGTTGACCAAGATTATTTTATTCCTGTTCGTGACCAAGCGGCGCCAAATCCAATTGATACTTTACCTGGAGCTCAGAACCTTTCTGAGATTGCCGATATTGAATACATCCAAAAGAAATTATTAACCGCACTTCGGGTACCTAAGGCGTTTTTAGGGTTTGAGGAAGTGGTTGGTGATGGTAAGAATTTATCATTACAAGACATCCGTTTTGCAAGAACAATTAATAGAATTCAAAAATCTATGATTGCAGAAATGAATAAAATCGCCATCATACATTTATTCTTATTAGGTTTTGAAGATGAATTATCAAACTTTACCTTAGGATTAACTAATCCATCAACACAAGCCGATTTATTAAAAATTGATGTTTGGAAAGAAAAAGTTTTATTATACAAAGATGCTGTAACGGCAATCGAGGGTATTGCACCAGTGTCAGTGACTTGGGCTAAGAAACATGTACTAGGATTCTCGGATGAAGAAATTAAATTAGATTTGCAACAACAACGTGTTGAGAAAGCCGTTGGGGCAGAATTAACTAATACCGCAACTATTATCAACCATACAGGAGTATTTGATAATATTGACAAATTATATGGTGTTAAATCAGGCGCAACCCAAACTGTGGGAGCGACCCCACCACCTTTAGGAGGATTAGGAGGTCCTGAAGATACTGGCGGAGGAGCACCACCACCACCTCCAGGTCCTGAAATAGGTGGTGACGCGGGGATAACACCTGAGTCATTTAAACGTGATAATTTATCAATTTTATTAGAAAGTGATAACTTAACAGAGTCAGATTCATTTATTGATTTATCTAAAGCGAGAAATTCTTTAGGTGAAATAGAGAAAGAATTAAACAAAATTCTAAAAGATTGATATTTATAAATAAAAAGAGATGACAAATTTTGGAATAATTAAATCAAAGATTGAAGATGTGTTATTAGAGTCATATAAAAATGACACATTTAAAGAAGAATTCAAAAAATTTAAAAAGTTAGTTTTAGAAAATAAAAAGATACGCAAACTTTTTTATTTGTATGATGATTTATCTTCTAATAAAGGATTGGCAGAATCTATTGTTGACGATTATGTGAATGAATGTATTACCATTTATGAAAATACCGTTAATAAAATACAAGAGTCGGATATTACCCCACTAAAGTTATGGGTTAAAAATTCTAAAGTTGTTAATCAGTATAATAATATTGATAATTTATTCTCAAGAGATATTTTAACAATTGAATCAAGAATAACAAGTAAAAAACTTATTTCTGAAACTATTAAGAAATTACCTATCAAGAAAACAGACACCGTTCAAATTCCGTTAACCTCTATGGTAAACATTGCAAATAAAACAATCTCAAATTTTATTGAGTCATTAAGTGAGTCAGATAAAAAAGAATTAACAAAATTTTTATCTGAAGATGATGTTACTTTAAATCAAAAATTTGATAATGTTAAAGAAAGTGTTGTGAATAAATTAACTGAAATGAAAAATAATAATAAGGACAAGTCAACTCAAATAAGAATTGATGAAACTCTTGATAAAGTAATATCAGAAAAATACGACAAGTTAACTTATTTCAAACTTAAAAGTTTGAATGAGAATCTTTAATCATTGTTTGATTTATATTTTTTTTGTACGTATTTTGCTTTTGAAATTTCATTTCTCCTTTTAACGGATTTTTTTTGGAATTCTTTTCTCTCGTTTAATTCTCTACTTTGTCTTGTCTTTATAACTTTACTTTTGTAAATTTTTAACGCTTTTTCAAGAGTTACATTCTTTCCTACTTTTACTATTAACATATTTTTTTGAGTTTATATTTATTTTGACTATTGCTGTAAATATACCTATTTTTCTAAAAACAATAAACTTAAAAATTATGAAATTTAATGAAAAAGGGGAAAACCTCACATATTCACGGATTCAACACCGCCAAAATAATATATGGAACAGTTGATTCGATGAATTTTAAGTCACTCTATCTTAACATCCAAACATGGGTGGAACCGACCACAGAGTGTCAAAATTGGTCACGGACAGTTCTTAATATGAACAGAGCCATAAAACATTCAATCTACGAATCCTTAGATAAAGAGTTATTTGATGATAAATTTATAGTGGATTTAGATTTAAGGTCCAGCGGACTAAATCAAGGTAAAAAATCTTTTATGAATTTAGAAATTAATTTCTTTTTGAATCATGAAGGACATGACTTTAAATCAAAAGAAATTAAAGAGTCTCTTAAAGATATTACTACTAGAATTTTTTACGAAAACTTTATAGGTAACAATTACTTTAACTTTTATCTAACTAAAAAAATCAAAACAAACGATGAGATGCTACAATTAGAGAATGTTTAATATTTATATAAAACCTTTGGTGGTTATAAATGAAAATTTGTGGTAAAAAAATGGATAATTTAAAAATTAATATTAATAACGAGTTGAATAAAAAATCAATTCTTGTTGAATACGATGCGGGATATATTAATCCAAATGACAATCGTAACGAAAAGTTAATTAGAGAATCTAAAGGTAATATGTTAGACCATTCTAAACCATTTGAATTTTATGCGGTATTACAAAAATATAACACCCCAAATAGAAATGGTAGAATATATCCTGAACGTATTTTAAAAAGAGAAGCGGAAAACTATAAAAAAATGATAGAAAAAGGTACAGCTCTTTCAGAGTTAAATCATCCTGAATCATCATTAATTGACTTAGATAGAGTATCTCACGCAATAAATGAAATATGGTGGGAAGGACCTATATTAATGGGTAAGATACAATTACTCACTTCACCAGGATTCCACGAAAGAGGTATTGTATCAACTAAAGGAGATTTGGCGGCTAACTACCTAAGACAAGGTGTTACCTTAGGGATTTCTTCAAGAGGGGTGGGTTCCCTTAAAAAAGTTGGTGAACAGAATGAAGTACAAGAAGATTTTGAATTAATCTGTTTTGACTTAGTATCATCACCATCAACACCTGGAGCATACTTATTCCAAAATCCTGAAGATAGATTTAACTTTGACGAGAACTTGGAAGAAGAGAAAAAAATGTCGGTAGAAAGAAATGTTGGTGAAAATGGTAACAAATCACTTGACTTAATGAGAAAATTAACCGATTATTTAGGAAATTAAAAAAATTTATAACATGGACGAAAAGTATTTTATTGCAAAAATCACAACCGATATGATTGATGAAAAATCGGGAAAACTTAAAAAATTAAGAGAAGAAAAATTAGTAAAAGGTTATAACCCTACTGATGTTGAGGCCAAAGTAACTAAAGTTTACGAAAACTACACACAGGATTGGAGATTAACCGCAATTGTTGAAAGTAAAATTGATGAGGTGATAGAATAAAATTTTCACATTTCGATAATAATAAAAAGGGGGCATTAGTCCCCTTTTTTGTTTTTTTTTAAAAATGGCACTATTTATAATAAATTAAAAACCAATTATTAAATTAGTTTAATTAAAACTTTTTTAACATTGGGGATATTTATATAGTAAATTAAAAACATACAAATGGCAAAAGAAAAATCTTTAGTTGAAGAAGCAATCATCCAAATGAAAAATTTAGAGGATGCAGTTGCTGAAAATGCAAAAGGAATACTTGCTTCAACTATGAAGCAAGAAATCAAAGAACTAGTAAAAGAGTCTCTGACTGAACAAGAAGATGAGATTGAAACAGACATTGAAATGGACGAACCTGAAATGGAAGACGATATGTCTGACGAAGAAGGGTTGGACTTGGATATGGATAATTTAGATATGGATGATGAAGATTCTATGGATGATGAAGATTCTATGGATGACGACGAAACTATTGACCTTACTGACGTTGATGACGAGGATGAAATCTTACGTGTATTCAGCTTAATGGGTCCTGAAGATAATATCGTGGTTACCAAAGATAATTCAGGTAATATCAATCTTAAAGATTCTGAAAAAGAGTATATGATTGTCGGAGAAGGTGACGAATACGTTGATGAAACAGAAATGTTCGAAATGGATGATATGTCAGATTTTGGCATGGAAGACGAAGACGAAGACGAAGACGACATTAATAGCATCATCGATAAAGTATTTAACACTAACGAAGAAGAAGAAATGGATTTTGGAATGGACGAACCTAAAATGGACAGTGAAGAAATTGTTTATGAAATAGAATTTGACGAAGAAGAAGAAGAAATGGACAGTGAAGAAATTGTTTATGAAATTGAATTTGACGAACAAGAAGGCGAAGAAGACATGGGTCTATACGACGATGATGAACCTGTAATGGAATCTAAGAAAATGTCAATCAAACCTAAAGGTGTCGGAATTGGAAATCCAAATAAGAAAAAAATATATTCAAACAAACCTAACCAAGAAGGTGGTTTTAAAACTGTAAAAAGAACAGTTAATAAAACCATGGGTACTGGTAAAGCAAAATTTGAATATAAAGAGGGTGAAAATCTTGACGGTGATATGAAAACTGTTAAAAAGGTTGAAACCAAAGAAGCATCAAGAACTTTAGGAAGTGGTTCTAATTTTAGAACTGGCGGTTTACCAAAACCAAGAGCTCATTCAAAATTTAACACGGCAATCCAAAAAGAAAGTATTGATAACAGAGAATTACAAGTTCTTAGAGAAAAAAATGAAGAGTACAGAAAAGCACTTAACATTTTTAGAAATAAATTAAACGAAGTTGCAGTGTTCAACTCAAACTTAGCATACGCTACACGTTTGTTCACAGAACATTCAACATCAAAACAAGAAAAGATTAATATCTTAAGACGTTTTGATAGTGTTGAAACTATTAAAGAATCTAAAAACTTGTATAAGACATTAAAAGATAACCTTTCGTCTAAGACAAATCAACCAATGAATGAGTCAATTGAAAGAACTATTCAAAGTTCTCCATCGACAGGGTCATCGGCTAATTTGATTGAGTCTAAAACATATGAAAATCCTCAGTTCTTAAGAATGAAAGATTTAATGTCAAAATTAAAATAAAATAAAATAAACTAAAAAAAAAATAAAAAACCAAAAAAATGGGAGCATTATTAGAATCAGGTCTTGTTGGTAACATCGGGTTAAAACACCTTAAAGTTATCAAAGAAGATACAATTAACAAATGGGATAAATTAGGATTCCTAGAAGGCCTTAAAGGTCACCTAAAAGAAAACGTAGCTCAATTATATGAGAACCAAGCGTCTTTCTTAATTAACGAAGCAACGTCTGACGGGTCTTCAGGTTCATTTGAAACTGTTGTATTCCCTATCGTAAGACGTGTATTTTCTAAATTATTAGCGAATGACATCGTATCAGTACAAGCTATGAACTTACCAATCGGTAAATTATTCTACTTTGTACCTAAAATTCAAGGTTATTCAGGTGGTACTAACACTCAATGGAGTGATGTATCTTCAGGAGACCACTACGCACCACTAGGAGCACCAAACGGACCAACATCTCAAAATGCAGGTTACACAGGAGCTGGAGCGGTAAGTAAAAACCTTTATGACTTATTCTACGAAGGAACTGAACCAGGTTTAGACCCAGCAGGTTTATTCGATTATTCAAAAGGTCGTTGGTCAGCAATCACTGCTACAACCTCAATCCAAAAATGGACTAACGGTTTATTAGTTGATGCTAATATTTCAGGTGATACTGCAGGTGCTGCAACTATCCCTTCAGGTAACACAAGAAAAGTTATCGTTAAAATGTGTGGTTTTGCTGACACAGGAGCAGGTAAATTAATCGGACCTGAT